AGATATGGCTAGACTTCAAAACATTCAAATGATTGGTAAAAGTAAACAGATTAGAGTGGTGCTAGATAGTGTCAATCCTGATACTAATTACATTGAAAGACTATCAGGTGCCTTTTATGACACTCTTGACTATAACCATCGTTGTATGAAGTGTTTAAAACCTATCCAGTGGAACGACTGGACTGGTGAGAACAAGGCAAGGGCAACTTGCTGGTGCGGTCAAAAAGCTACACTATCTTATCAAATGTTTGATAGTCCTGCTTCTTCATTAACTTATTATCAGGCAACGGCAAGTCAATTAGTGTAAAGTCTTTTTGAAGTTCCTATTGTATTCTGTTAGGTATAGTAATAAATATTACTATACCTTGCGGTTGTATAATTAAATACACCGTTATATAGGAGGATTAGATATGGAATCTATCAATCAAATGACACAGGAAGAAATCAACAGAATCAACGAAATGGTATGCTGTGGGAATTGTGGTGCTACTGCCGTGATTCTCAAGTGGGATAACTTAAATCAACGGATGCTTTGTCCCGATTGCAAGTTTGTTGAAAAAGTAATGGACTTGCTGCCTCATGGATCTGGTATCAACGGAGATTGGGGTTTCGATTGGAAAAGAAATGGTTCTCTTCACCTGCATAATGGCTATCACTGTATGAATGAAAATGGCTATTATGATGGATGGGTAGACTTTACAGTCATACTTCATCCTAACGATAAAGAATATTTTCGGCTCCAATTCAATAGCAACAGGTACAAGGCTGAAAAGTACATGTTGAGAGAATACCTAACTGATACCATCTATGACGCATTGGAAAAATTGTAGGCCATTAGATATAGGGAGCTTATCATACTCCCTATATCTTGTAGTTTTACAATTAAGTAAAGCTATTATATAGGAGGATTAAATATGACCCAGTACAATGTAACTTTAAAGGCAAAAGAATTGAAGTTGGGTGATGTTGTCAAAGTCGGTGAAGGTAGCTATTTGACAGCAACAGTCATTAAGATCAAACACACCTCATTTACCAAACTCAGCCAACATACAGTTGAGCACAGAACCGAACAAGCTGGCCTAATTACTTTCTTTAGACCTTATGTTCACACATCAGATGTTGAGACAACTGCTGGCATTACTCCATATATAGGCTTTGAACAGTTTGAAGTCTATGCTGACAGTGACCGTAGATACTTTTGCTACGAACATGACAATCTAATCAAATAATTGAAACCGGGCAAGTATGATAACTAGTAGAAGTTATCATACTCCGCAGGTAAATCAATTAAGGTTTATCTATATATAGGAGGATTAGATATGTTAGAAACAACAGAAGTCGAATTTAACGAGTACTTTAAATTATTAGATGAGTTTGATAAAGAATGCTTTCCCGAATACTCTGATAGTGAATACATACAGCAAGACATCTTTGAATTTTCAATTTGTGGTTTTACATATCAAACGAGAATCATTGTTGATAAATTCAAAGTGATTCTTGATGCCGCTTCCACTGAACCTAAAATTTCATCCAATTTCCTTAACATTGACGAAGTCTTTGAGGCTGAATGCATGACTAAGTTAGAAGCAAAAGATCTTGCCGTGTTACTTGCTACAGAAGACTCTCATTACAATTGCACTGGTGACGACCTGTTGATGTATGGATTCAGAAGGAGATTAGAATCATGTTACTAAGAAAATTGTAGGCTGTCAGGAGATATAATTATTAGATTATATCTCCGAGCGGTTGTATAATTAAATACACCGTTATATAGGAGGATTAAAAATGAAAATTAGAATGACAGTTAAAAGGCTTAAAACACTAATTGATGAAGGCTATAAGCTAGATCAATCAATTAAAAAAGATCAAGATTCTTTAAATCAGATCAAAGTACAAATAAAAAAATATGCTGAGACAAAGGATAGAGAAAAATTTATTGGTAATGATCATTACTGCCTTGTTTTCGACAAACCTTACGGAAATGTCAAAAGCCCTTTGAAAGTATGGCATCTATGCAAAGGTAACAAAAAACTGTTCTTTAGTCTGATCAAGGTGTTAGTAACTCGTCTTGAAGACACTTTTGATGAGAAAGTCATCAAAAGACTGGTGGAATACAATGATGTTAAATGCATTTCTTTTCGTGAATAATTCTACACTGTCAGAAGGTATAGATTGGTCTATACCTTCGAGCGGTTGTATAATTAAATACAATTGAACATAGGAGGATTAAATATGATAGAGCATCGTAAAAAAGAATTGGCGCTTACTGTTTGGAACCTATTTCTTCGGGACAATGCATACCAACGAGAATCAGGATTCGCCCAGAACGCATTAAAACAGCTTCAAAAAATGACCTACACTCAACTTGACACTTTGGCGACTCTGTTACTTGGCAAAAGGAGCTATAACAAATGAAGATAATATGTATGCATTGCCAAAAAACATTAAAAGTACTGCCTCAAAAGGTTGGTGAGATTAGTCATGGGGACTGTATCAGTTACGGAAAACCATGCGAAGGTAGCAAAAAGTATCAGTCATATGTTAAACAAGCTATTTCAAGATTAAAGGAGCAAAATAATGAAGGTGCGAGAAAAGATGGATGACATTTTAGGCATTATTGGCCTCACAAGTTTATTACTTTTCTTTTTTATCGCTGTTATGTGCTACTAATTGTATTCTGTTAGGTATAGTAATAAATTATTACTATACCTTGCGGTTGTATAATTAAATACACCGAATATAGGAGGATTTATTATGAAAATAATTGAATGTAATGGTAACAACAAAAAAACCTATCGCTTAAAAATCAAAAAGAAAGACTACCTTGCAATGGCTAAAGCTATTAGCAAGGTATATGAAAAGGTTCCCAAAATCCATGAAATCTATCATAATCATGGCCTATCTGACATGCGATTTCGATGGGATATGCTGTGGGCTTCTGATTTTGACACATGCACACTATATGATTATTTAATAGATGATAATATAGATACAGCATTGAGACACATTACCAACACCAAATAATTGAAACCGGGCAAGTATGATAACTAGTAGAAGTTATCATACTCCGCAGGTAAATCAATTAAGGTTTATCTATATATAGGAGGATTTATTATGAGTAAAAGAGTAGAAGTATTACTGGGAAAAGATGGTTCAGTAAAAGTTGAAGCTTTCGGGTTCAAAGGTACTTCTTGTATAGAGGCTACCAACTTTATTCGTAAGGCACTAGGTGAAAAAGCAAACAACAGCAACACCTTCCTGAAACCCGAATATTGGGAGATGGAAGATGATTTAAATGTCAACGGATTGCCTAGTGGCCATTGTGGATAAATAAACCTTTAAGAAAGTACAAGGAGACATACCTATGAGTCACATCTCAACATACACAGTAAAAATTAAGAACCTCGATCTTTTCCTGAACTGTGCAAGTGCCAAAGGCCATGAAGTTATCAAGGGTCTTCAGGTAGTCAAACAATTTGGTGCTAATCATGTAGATGCCGTCGCCTCAGTTAAATTGACAGGATGGCGTTATCCTATAGCAATCACTGAAACCGGAGAAATTAAATATGACCACTTCGGTTCTGCACCAAATAGTATGGAAAGACTAGGTGAACTTTGCCAACGATATAATGAAGAAGTCATAACTTCAAATATTGATTATAGCAAGGTTCAAAACTTCTTTAAAGAACAGGATAAAGAAGAAAACCTAAAACTGGTATTTGAATATTAATTGTATTCTGTTAGGTAGTATAGTTATAGGCTATACTACCTTGCGATTATACAATTAAGTATAATCTATATAGGAGGATTTATTATGAAGAAAGTAATGGGATATGAAATTAAACCTCAAGCCAATCTTTATAGAGCTAATCTTCGTAAAGCTGATCTTCGTGGAGCTGATCTTCGTGGAGCTGATCTTTGTGGAGCTGATCTTTATAGAGCTAATCTTTATAGAGCTAATCTTTGTGGAGCTAATCTTTGTGGAGCTGATCTTTATAGAGCTGATCTTTGTGGAGCTGATCTTTATGATGCCAATCTTGACTTCTCATGCTTGCCGTTATGGTGTGGATCATTTGGAATGATTGTAGATGATCGATTCGTAAAACAAATTTTATGTCATTTCGCAAGATTAGATGTATCAAAATGTTCACCTTGGATCAGGTACGTACATAGAGTAATATCTAACCTTTATAATTGCAAAAACTGGTTTTGCAAAGAAAGAAATGATGTGGAAGAAATCTAATTGTATGTTATTAGGTATGATAGTCTATAACTATCATACCTTGTGATAATACAATTAAGTATTATCTATATAGGAGGATTAGATATGAGAAAACTAGAAGGTGCTGGTATATTTGTTTTTGCTCCAATTATTTCTATTTGCCTTTGGATATTAATTATTTTATTTATATATCTATGCACAGGGTGTGTGACTTCATCAAGCAACACTAAGAAAGTCGGCATATACAACAAAGATGATGCATATAAAGGGTACTTAAAACAAAGTCCCATTGACCCAAGGGTAACAACTCGTTACGACAAGAAAGGCAATATAAAAGGATATTATAAACAAAGTCCTATTAATCCAAGAAAAACAATATACCATAAAAAAGGAGGTGATTAAAATGATGTCTAAACCATTAATTCTCTTCTTACAGTTAACTGGTTTAATTGTTCTGCTCTATGGAGCTGGAACAGAAAGCGCTGCCAAAATCGTTATTGGAATTATTTTGGTTATAATCGGTGGTATTGGGTATAGGGAAAGAATCAAGTAATTGTATTCTGTTAGGTATAGTAAGTCTAACTTACTATACCTTGCGATTATACAATTAAGTATAATCTATATAGGAGGATTAAAAATGGCTTATTTAATGACAGAACCTGACAAGAGTATCTTCTACATTAACGGAAAAGATCGTTATGGTAATGAGATATTGTGGACGAAATATCCGTTCTGCCCAGTAAAAAGGTGGAACGGAGCCAGCCTCCAATTAGGTGTCATTTGGTATAGTAACAAAACCGAGGTGAAGTTTGCCAATATCTTTATGCTTCCAAAAAAACATTCTAACTGGGATAAACTTGATGGAATTGAATACCAAACCATTGAGGAACTGGTTCTTGAAGGTGAATGGAGAGTAGATTAATTGTACCTTGTTAGACAGTATAATCTTATAAGACTATACTGTCTTGCGGTTGTATAATTAAATACATCCGAACATATAGGAGGATTAATTATGGAAAGCACAGAATTGACAAACTATCTCCGTGCTGGTTTTACTTGTTTCTGGCTTACTACCAATGAGCCAGATAGAGTGAAAAAAGTTGTTTATGATCAACTAAACAACTTTAGTCTGAAGAACGGAGATAAGTACCAGGTCGATGAATGGAAATGCACTAAAGAACCAAACCCAACTGCTCCACTTATAGCCTTGGCAACCGCCCAAGCTAACACGGTAATGTTTCTTTACAATTATCACTGGTTCGTTGGAAATAATCAGGTAGTGCAATTAATTCAAGACAGTATCCCTGTCTGGGGTAATGAAGGTAAGGCAATTGTAATCGTTAGTTCCACAGAAAAAATACCACAGGAACTTCAAAAAGACTTTACACTAATTGACTTGCCGTTGCCTGAAAAAGATGAGATTGATGATGTAATAAGGCACATTGCCCCTGACGAAAAGTATCTTCCCCAAAAAGAAGATATGGATGCAATCAAACGGGTATCAACTGGGTTGACCAGAAAAGAGATGGAAAACGTTTTTGCACTGTCATTGGTTAAACATAAGAAGTTTGATATTTCTACAATCAATAACTTCCGTGCACAGACCATCAAAAAGTCTGGTTTTGCTGAGGTTCTTGAGCCTACCGTGACATTTAAGGATGTTATCGGTTATGAAGAATTTAAAAGGCAATTTATCGAAACAGTTCACAAACCTGATAGCAAAGGTGTTGCTGCAATCGGACCTGCTGGAACTGGCAAGACTTCCCTTGCAAAAGCAATGGGTGCTGAATCTAACAAGTTAACCATCATGGTCAATCTTGGCGCATTTCAAAGCAAGTATCAAGGTGAATCATTTTCTAATGTCAAATCTTTCATTAAAATGATAAAAGCCTTGGGTGATTGCTTGCTTATCTTCGACGAATTTGAGAAGCAGTTTGCTGGTACATCCGGCGGTGGTGAGCTTGACAGTGGAGTTAAAAAAGGCATGGGTTCTTTATGGCTGGACTTCTTTCAAAATCGCCCTCCAAATGTCTATATCGTAACTACCTTCAATTCCTTTGTAGGTGTCGACCCTGAATATCTTAGAGCTGGTCGGTATGACGCATCACCATTCTTTATTGACTTGCCTAACGCTGAAGTGAAAAATAAAATCCTGGCACACTACATGGCAAAATTTAATCTCAAAAAACAAAAGGTTCCTGCAATGCCGGACTGGACTGGTGCTGAGATAGAAAGCCTTTGCCACAATGCCAATATGCGAGGCATTACATTAATGGAAGCAAGCCAATTTATTTTGCCCCTGGCCGCTACTAAAAAGGAAGAAATTGATTCCTTGCGAGCATGGGCGAAAGGCCGCACTATTAAAGCTGAAAAAATTCCACAATTCAAAACTAAGTCAAAACGCAAAATTCAAATTTAGGAGGATTATTATGAAAAAAGATTATCACTTTACAATTGTAGACAACACTGTCAGATGTAAGGTTTGTGGCCAGCCAATTAAAACAAGATTGATCATGACTAAACAGCCACAAAACCGAACGAAGTGTTATAAATGTTACAATGAAAAAAGGAAGCTGGGTGTGAGCCACAGAAAAGCACTCATCTAATTGTATGTTATTAGGTATGATAGTTATAGACTATCATACCTTGTGATAATACAATTAAGTATTATCTATATAGGAGGAAATAATTATGGCTAACAAGCGTCAAAAGAAGAAGCAACAGGCAAAGATGACACCCGTGACTGCTTCGCAGGTATCTAATAACACCAACATGAAAGATGCAATGACAAAGGCAAAAGCCGAAGTGAAGAAGGCACCAGCAAAAAAGCCTGAACCTGTTAAGTCTAAACCTGAACCTCGAAAGATTATTGGTGTTGGTAGTGCAAACAAAGGAGCCATTATTCACGCTATCACTGATCGAGATAACAGTATACTGTGTGACACAAGACGCAAGAACTACCTTGTAGATGTCACACTATCTCCTTCACATGTCAACTGTATAAAGTGTAAAAAATTCAAGTCTTTTGAAAAATACCTTGAATTGAAAACACCTAAAAAAGTTGAACCTGTCAAAAAGGAACCTGTCAAAGAAGCAGTTAAAGAAGTCAAGCCTGCCAAAAAGGAACCTGTCAAGCCAAAAGTTAACATTGACATACCTCCACCGGGTAAAGTTTTTTCTGAACCCGATGAGTTTGAAGCATTAAAAACTTTGATGGATATAAGGTTTAAAAGACTTCGAACCCATTTGGAGAAAGTCATTCTCAAAAAGATCAATGAAGAAATTGGCAAAATGCCTAACTGGTTTATTACCAGAAAGTCAAATGGCAGGTTTCAAATTATTCATGAGAAAAGCCGGTATGTATTCACTGACAACATCACACAGGAACAGGCAGAACAACTGATTGTCAGATATTCAGAGATACCTATTCAATGGGACGGTGTTACTAGGATACCTAAAGCATTCATTGGATCTATCAGAAAAATACATGCTGAAGTTATCGGTAATACCGTGAACAAAAAGGAACCAAAGAAAAAGCGCAAACCAATTGAAAAAATCAAAAAGAGAAGAACTATTGGGATAAAACATTTTCCTGAAAAACAAAAACAAGTCAGAATTAAGATTAAGAGGAGATCAAAGTAAAATTATACTTTGTTAGGTATAGTAATATTTATTACTATACCTTGCGGTTGTATAATTAAATACACCGTTATATAGGAGGATTAGATATGAATGTAGACACATTGCAAAATTCAGTAATGGTAAATGTAAGATGTGGCTGGTGGGGTGCAATGGCAAGGTACGATGAGAACAAACTTGGGAAAGATGTCCCCAAGAAAATTGTTCGAGCCGTTCAGGACTTATTGGAAGATAAGTCCCTCATTGATGAAGCTAGAACAATTCAGCGAAAGTTAAAAGGTTTCATCGGCAATAATAGTTTGCCTTGCCCTATTGATGGAGTCTACCTTGTTGCTAAAGATAGAGTGCCAGTTATTCATGACAAGGTTAACGAGTCTATCGAATTGATGTCTATACCAGTTAACAAACTGGTAAGCAATTATGGTAGACTAAAAAGAAAGTTCAAGAAAAAATACCCAGATCAATACCAAAGTGAAAAGTATCCCACAAGCAAGCGTCTAAAGGCCAGGTTTTATATTGATTGCAATTTCTTTCAAATCGGTATGCCTGATAATGACATTATGGAACTTGACCCTGAACAGTATAGACAAGCTGTTCAAAGATTCCAGAATATGGCAGAGGAGATTGAAGAAATGGCAGTCACACTTATCGGTAACCGTCTAATGCAACGGTTAGACAAACTTCAAAAGCAGTGTGAAACTGGCGAAGGCATTCATGGTCGCACTATTGGTTCTATCAATCGCTTTCTTGATAACTGGAAAGAAATGTGGTCTGGTCAAGTTGATGATAAAAAGCTGACTATGATCATGGCAAGGTTGAGAGGCCAAATGAAAAAGGTTAGTGCAGATAGACTTCGTGGCAATGAAGAATTTAGAGGTGAAGTCGCTGCCAAGATTGAAAAGATCATGACAAACCTTGACCGTATACCAAATGTCAGTTTAAAACGCAAAATTGACATTTAAATTAAACTGTTATATAATGGCCGTTTGTTTCCTTGACAAACGGCCATTGAGTTACTAGGAGGATTCTACATGAAATGCTTGTACTGCAATTACTTTGCTCACGGAGATATAATCAGAAGGGAAACAAACCTTGGCGAAAAGAAAAAACCAGGCATGGTAAAAAGAAAATGTTCAGCCATGAATAAAAATGTTGCATTAGATACCGATGCCTGCAAATACTTTTCACCATGTGACACTTTCTACTGTGATAAAAATAATCAACGAATCAAAATGTTACTATGCATTGCACGACGTTTAAATAGAAACAACCTTGATGCATTCAAAGGTTGTAAACGATGCAGACAATTTGACCAAGAAATAAAACCTATTTTAGAAACGTATGGTATGGAGGCGCAAAAAATTGTAAACCCTCCACAAAAGGAAACTGTCAAGAAAAAGGAACCAAAAAAGACCAAACTGAAAAAACGTAAGAAAATTTCATCGAAAGCAAGAAAAAAAATTATTCCAAAAGCTAAAAAACGTAAACCAATTAAACCAAAGATTAAAAGAAGGAGAAAGAAACTATGAAAAAAGTAAACGGCCAAGATTATGTTCAGGCTTACTATGTAATGAGAGGTAGATATCTTACATCGGTTGACGAACCTGCAACCTTTGATGAATTTACACCTGTCATCACAGAGCGTGAAATAATCTTGGAAAGTCAAGAACGATCACCTGAAGATGAGGTAATTAAAAAAGACATGTACCAAAAAATGAGTAGTGAAGCAAAGCAAGTAATATCAATCTGTATAAACTGTCCCAATGAAATTTTAGATTTAATCACACCTCGCAACTCAAAAAAGATAAAAAAGGAAAAACTGGTAAAGTACCTACAAAACAAATGGCATAACAAAAGATTAGTTCGTAAAGTTTTAAATGAGGTAACAACATTAATAAAACACTTTTAAAATGGTTTAATAGGAGGATTTAAAGAATCAAAAAGGCCCAGTAGGTTTAATTACCTACTGGGCCTTTTTTTTGGCCCTTTTTTGGTGAGAATTATAATGTAAAAAAATGTTATAATTAATGTATAAGGAGCATACAATATGAAAAGAAAAATTATACCATCATCTAAAACTATTGGCATTGTTGGATCAAGAAGACGGAATACTGAAGAAGACTTTTATAAGGTCTATGATCAATTTACACAACTATATAAGTCTAATGATATAATTTGTTCTGGATTATGTCCTGCTGGTGCTGATTATTTTGCCGTTTTAATTGCTAAAAAATTCAAATTGGAAACCCTATGGTTCCCTGCCAACTGGGATAAACATGGAAAAGCAGCCGGTTTTATTCGCAATACAGATATAGCCAAAGCATCAGACATTTTAATTGCTTGTGTTCACATTGATAGAACAGGTGGCACCGAAGATACCATAAAAAAATTTATTAAATTCCATAGCGACAGAAACTTATATCTAATATATTAAGGAGGATACATGAGATGTTTTGAGAAAATCCTATTCTTGGGAAACGGTGAATACTCAATGAAAAACTTATTCAAACTTCAAGAAAGATTCAATGAAGGAATTCATGTTTCCGGTGCATTACAACAACCTGACCATGCCACTACCCAAGAAGAAGCAGAATTCCAAAAACAACAAAGGATTGAAATGCACAAAGATTTAGAGGATATAGTAAAGGACATTATCACAGCGCTACTTGGTGAGAAATTCACACTCTCATTATACATACCTTTGCCAAAAGTGGAGGTAATAAATGAATCCCAAACCCACAATTGAAATCCTCGATTCTATCCATTGTTACGCCAATAAGGAAGCCCGTAAGATTATAAAACACGCCTTGTCCTACAAAAAAGTCCACTGGCGACAAGGGCAATTCCAAAAGAAATCTAAAACTAATACTCAACACCTTATTTCTGGTCGTGACGGTAGTGGAGGCCATTTCTTAACTGGATTATTGTCTAAAGTTAAAAAATACTGCAAAGAACTAAACATCCAAATAGAAATAATAGGCTCACTTGAAAAATTAAGACCACAAGCCAAACCATCACTTAAAGGTATTAAATTCAGACCAGATCAAGTTAAGGCACTCCAAAGAATCAAGCGACACCAATTTGGCCGGATCATTCATCCCACTGGCACAGGTAAAACAATTATAGAAATGGGTATAGTATCCATGTTCCCAAATTGCTATATTCTTTTACTAGCTCATACTAGAGACTTGGCAAAACAACTTTCTGATGCAGCTGAGGAGTTTCTTCCTGAACACAATATTTATACACCTCAAGGGGGTGAACAAATAAATAATGCTATAAGTAATATGGCAGATCGTGCTAACCAAGGATACTATGACGGAATTCTTATAACCACAATACAATCTTTTGCCAAACTTGACCCCAATCAATATATGCATTTATTTGATGTTACCATAGTAGATGAAAGCCACCATATTTCCAGTGAGAAAAGCCAGTATGGTAAAGTCATGACTCATAACCTATCACCTCGCAGATATGGCTTTACCGCTACCTTACCCACAAAGGATGACCAACTGCTCTTCAATGAAGGTATCCTTGGCCCTGTAATTGCAAATTTATCTATAAAAGACGCCATTAAAAATAATCTTGTGGCTATACCCAAAATTAAATTGGTCAATGTTCCTTATGATCCCGAACTAAATAAGCAATGTTCTAATCGTTATTTTAAATATGCCGAATTATGCATCGCCACTAACAAAAAAAGGAATGCTCTCATATGCTCAGAGGCCGCTGATGCCGTTAAAAATAAAAAACCCGTATTGGTTATTATTGAAAAAATAGAACATGGTAAATTGTTACAACAGAAAATGTTGAAGTCTCATAATTTAAAAGTACCATTTGCAAGTGGTGTATCTTCCCAGGAAGAACGATTAAAATATAAGCAAGATTTAATTGGTGGTAAAATACTATGTGTTATAGTGTCTCGTATATGGATGGAAGGCATAAATATACAAAATTTAGAGGTTATAATCTATGCCGCAGCTATGAAAGAAAAGAAAAGGGTGATACAAGCAATGGGACGTGGATTAAGAACCTCCAAGGATAAAGATGAAATACTATTAATTGACTTCTTAGATCCTTACAAATATTTAAGTGAACACAGTATTTTAAGAATACAAACCTACAACGAAATGGGATGGCTATAAAAATTATGAAACTAAAAAAGAGAAAATCTAAACCTTACTTTGAAAATCAATTCGGCCAGGTCTATCTCGGAAACGTCCTACCTATATTAAAAACCCTACCTAGTAATTCAATTCATATGTGTGTTACCTCACCTCCATATTGGGGTCTGCGAGACTATGGAAACCCACCTCAGATATGGGATGAGCCATCCTTTGGTTATTGCAAACAAATAATTAATAATAGAGAAACATCTGTAAAAGGTAAACATGAATGGGAAGATAAAAATCCTATAAAAACACGTAAAGATCCAAAAACAGGAATTGCCATTTCTACAGATGAAAATAGAAAGAAAACAGTTGTTGCTACAAATCAATTTTGCAAACATTGTAACGCATGGAAAGGTGATTTAGGATCGGAGCCAACACCAGATCTATTCATTCAACACCTAACACAAATCTTTCGTGAAGTGAGAAGAGTATTAAGAGATGATGGTATCCTCTTTCTTAATATCGGAGATACCTATACAGGGACTGGTGGATCACTAAGAATTAATTTTGGCAAGATCAAACCACTAACTACCTACCCATCAGCAACTAAAATTCCAGAAGGATTAAAGCACAATGAACTAATTGGCATACCTTGGAAATTAGCATTCGCTCTCCAAAAAGACGGATGGAGACTAAGACAAGACATTATATGGAGTAAAAGATCAGTCACTCCAGAAAGTTGCACTAATAGATGTACTAAATCCCATGAATACATTTTTATACTCGCCAAATCTGCAAAATACTTCTATGATAATTTTGCCGTAAGACAACCAACTATAGATAAACAATCTTTTCCTCCAAAAGAAAACACACCATATATCGCAGGTGGCAATAAGCGATCTGTATGGACGATCGACACAGACAAAAGAAACAACACAGACAAAAGAGATAATAAAACACACTTTGCTGTTTTCCCAGAAAAACTAGTAAGGACATGTATCTCACTAGGAAGTTCTGAAAAAGGCTGTTGTCCTCAATGTGGCAAACCTTGGGAAAGACATATCAAAAAGCACCGAATGAAAAATTACATTTTTAAAATTACCAACACAGAGTGGAAACCTGCTTGTGAATGCAAAAGTGATGATACTTATGGGCAAACCTATCAGAATCCAGGAGGTGAAGACGACACACTTCCCTTTAACCCTATCCCATGCACAGTTCTTGAACCATTCTTAGGATCAGGCACAACCTTCTCAGTTGCCTCAATACTTAACAGAAGATGTATTGGGATAGACGTCTCTAAAACCTTTCTAGATAATGATGCCATCCCCCATATAGAAAAAGAAGCCAGAAAACAACGGCAAGCCATTAAAAGTAAAAAATGGTTCAAATAATCAATTGCGTTAATACGTTATAATCATTATTAATGCACTTTATTTAATGTTTAATGACCATAAAAATGTAATGACATGAATATCATCAACTTTTTGGAAAATGCAAATATTGAAGTGATTAAAAGGGGTAAGAATGTATCTGCTGGATGGATTAGCATCACTTGCCCTTTTTGTGGTGATACGTCTAACCATTTCGGTATACAGTTAAGTGACCTCCGCTGTAACTGTTGGAAATGTGGTAGTCACACCATAATAGATTTAATTACAACTATTGAAAGCTGTTCATTCAAAAGAGCAAAATCAATAGTTAAAGAAATTCGTGATTCAGAACCACCTGTTTATTTACAACGACGAGAACAAATACGAGGTGTTTATCAATACAGAAAAGTCCACTTACCTCCAGTAGTATCTCCCCTTCCTAAAAGATACCGTGAATACCTCCAAGACAGAGGTTTTAATCCAACTCATCTTGAAAGAAAATATGGTCTGCTTGCTTGTTTAAACAGAACCAAATATAAATTTAGAATTGTAATTCCAATATTCTTTATGAACAAACTTGTCAGTTTTACCACTCGCACTATTTTTAATGAAATAGACCCACCATATTTACATCCTACATATAAAGAGGTTCTTTATACCCCAAAGCAAACTGTCTATAATTATGATTCATTTCCTACTGGTACTGATCTTATTGTTATGGAAGGCCCGTCTGATGTTTGGCGTTGGGGCAATGGAGCTGTATCTACAAACGGTATTAACTATTCTATAGACCAAATTATCACACTACGGTCTAAACCAATTCGCCGCCTATTCTTATTTTTCGACAATGAACTCACTGCTCAAGCAAGAGCAAGAGAGTTAATATTATTAATAAAACCTGCTGCCAAACACGTAGAACAAATAAAGCCTGATCATAAAAATGATCCTGGTGAGATGACCCATTCAGAAATCATGTACATCAAACAACATCTTAAATTTAATAAATAAGGAGGTGGTTTAAGTGAAATTAAATAGGAGAAAATTTGATCCTAGTGAATATGAAATAATAAAAGAATTTACTCCTGAAAATCCTGAAGTAGATTCTGGTGGCATATTCATACCCAATCATATACTACACAACCCAAAACTAAACTTTACTCAATCAATATTGCTTGCCTTAATCTACTTTGTTGAAGACCCTGATTGTAATGGTTTTTGTTACGCTGCTAACTCTTACTTCTCAAAAATACTCGATATTAATAATAATTCTATTAAAAAAAATCTATCCCTTTTAGTCAAAGATGGATTTTTAATAAAAACAATTCACAATAATACAAGATTTCTAAAAACCATAGACTTTATGGATGGAGGTGAGTATTAATGAAAATCCAAAAAAGGTTTACAAGTAAAAACCCACAAAGTAAGTTTGAAGGTCTATGGATTCCAAAGAAAGATCTCTTCAATCAAGAACTAAGTTTCCTTCAATCAGGACTTCTTTCATCAATCAAATACCTGCAAAAAATTTCACATGTGAAATTATGTTATGCTACCAATTCTTACTTTAGTGAAATTTTCAAAGTCACTGAAAAGGCTATAAGTAATAACATCCGTTTTTTGATAACCGAAGGTTATATTGAGGTTGTAAAATTCAATGGTCGGGTAAGGTTCTTAAAAACAACAGATAAGAAGCCAAATCAGCATGGAACTAATTTCCATGCTGACGGGAAAAAAGGTCAAACAGATAATACAGTATATAATAAACTTATTTCTAACGAAATAAGTAACGGTTTTTTTCAAAAACCGTCTATTATTCCTAATAATAAGATAAAGAAAAAAAGGAGATTGATAAAGTTACCAGATCCCAAAATAAAATTCATTATTGATTATTGGAATAATATTGGCAAACCATTTTCTAAAATAATAAAGAAAGAACCTGTTAAAAAGTTATTAATACCATTATTGAAAAAGAATGATTATAGAACTATTTGTGAAGTATTTGATAAGGCATATAAATATATGACAGATCCTTATTTTTTCTTTGCATCTAAAAAAACATATCGTTGTGTTGAATTCTTTAAGCCTAACTCATACAGCTACATTGGTAAATGGATAGATGGAAACAAAATGAATAATTGGTTCGATATATTCTTTAAAAAGTCTCACCGGTGGCTAGAACAAAACGTATTGAGATTGCCAAAAGATACTATTGGATATAATGAAGACTTCTATAATGAAATATGCCGTATACTATCAATTGCTCCGCAGGATAGAGATGATCAACTTGCCATTAAAAGAACATGTATTCGGATTAGTGATTGGCTAGGTGTTAATAATACAGACACTCTACAATGGCCGGTATTAAATGACTTTGAATATTTTATTAGAGATAATTATCCTGATACAAGAAAGATACAACCCTATTGGTTCTCAGGTAGAGCTTTTTGGAATAAGCAGTTTGCAGACTATCTTGTCCAGACTGGAAGATTTTCTCACATCTCAGAAATTAAAAGGATCTAATGAAATCAATATCATTCTTCAAAAACAAACCAACAAGACCTATAATAACATCACCACTCCAATTTGAAATAGTCTATATTAATATTCCATTTGCTATTCTATTAAATAAAGAATGGCATTCAAGACTTCCTATTTTTAAATCACCATACATAACTAAAAAGCATATTTCCTTTGGAGCTAGATATAAATCTTGTTGGTATGCATCTGCTATATGGACACCTCCAATTTCAAGGCTTTTCAATAATAGAGGATTCTTAGAATTAAGAAGAATGGCTATTGCACCTGATGCACCTAAAAATACTGCTTCAAGAATGCTGTCTATTATGTGTAAAAATATTAAAGCTCGTTTTCCTGATATATGGAAATTAATATCTTACCAGGATACAGATGTACACTTAGGCACTATTTATAAAGCAAGTGGATGGATTCTAGCAGCTAAAAGTCACAAATCCAATTGGCATAAAGGCCAATGGAGTAAAGGTAGAAAAATAAGATCAAGTGACTATCAAGCTCCTGGTGTTAAAATCAGATGGGAAAGAGATATAAGGAAAGAACCTAAAAAAAATAAAATAAGAAGGAAAATACTTCTAAAAAGAAGGATTAGCAATCTATGAGATCTCCTATTAAGATCATCAAAACTACTGAACATGAAGATGAAAAAACTATTCTTGCTTTCATGGTCATGCATGACGATGTTACAAAGGCAGTCCACACATTCTGGAAAACCAAACAATTAAAACTAAAACACATATCTACTGCTTATAGAAGACAATTCCGCAATATTATAAAATTCTATGAAAAATACAATGAGGCACCCCGTAGAGCTATAAAGTTCATTCATGATGGAGAAAAAGCAATTCTTAGGCACAATAAGGATGAACTAAAATTAAATAGCCAGGTATTAAAAACTATTGCTGAAGAATACTCTGCAAATCGTGAAGGATATCTTGTAAATAGCCAATATATCATTGAGGAACTTATACCTCGTTTTATAAGAATAAGAAAAACTGCTGAGATTAATGAAAAATTAAGTATAGCAGTTGAAAATGGACTGTCTGATGAAGCTGAGCGATTACTATTAGAATATGATAAGGTTCAAACCGAGCAAAAAGATCCTACCTTTGGATTCACGACCCCATTAACACTTGATTACCAACTAGATATGCTAGCTCGTTTTGATGATGAAGGTACTAAAGAAGTCTACAGATTCCCTGATGCACTAGGTGCCTTAATTGGGCCATTAAAAAAAGGTTGGCTAGTCGCTATTAGTGGTGCTACCAAGGCCTCCAAAAGCTATTTCTTAGGTCAAATAGCTTTTGATGCTGTATTAAATCAAGGGAAAAAAGTAATGTATCTATGTCCTGATATGAGTGAGGAAGACATGAATGAAGAACGCATTGTATCATATATAACAGATAGAGCCTCAAGCAAAGAACTTGCTGGCAATACATATCTACCTGAATTTGATTGTATAAAAAACCAGACAGGAGAATGTAAAGATAGGCCAAAAGGCAGAGTGCCACTATTAAAAAAACCTGTTAGTCAAAATCCTAATAGTGTAAAAGAGCAAATTCTTGCTGACTCAATACAATGCTTAAATTGGAAAACATGCACTAAATGTAGATTTGAAAACCCAAAAAGATATAGTGCTGCCATATACTTTAGAAAAAAGAGAATAAAAAGTTTCAAGATAACTGAAAGGCAAAACAGGTTACAAAGAAGAAAATTCAAACCTTTGAAATATAAGCATGGACAAAACTTCAAGATAAAATACTTCCCCAAATATCAAGCTACCATTGAAGATTGTTTTGACGTTATACATGGCTATATTGAAACTAATGACTGGCAACCTGACATTATTATATTTGATTACATCGACATTTTAAACCCTGGTCGTGGTGAACAGAAAAAGTCATTTAATGATTATAGAGATTATGATCATATGTGGAAGACTGCTAGTAGGCTTGCCCAGGAAACTGACACACTAGTTTTGACAGCCGATCAATCAACTAAAGCAGGACGCACCGCAAGGCTATTAGATGAAACATCTACATCACAGGCCAGCATGAAAGATCATCACCTGAATGTCAAAATAGGTATTGGCAAAATCAAGGAAGAAACCCAAAATAATATAGCTCGTGTAAACGTATTATTTCACAGACATCGACCATTCAATAGAAATTTAGAAGTCTTAGTTACTCAAAATCTCACCTGTGCGAATGCATTTGTTGACTCTGCCTTTTGGTTCGATAAAACATCGCCACCGTATAATATCCAAATCCCTCAAAATGAGGTTTAAAATATTTACATCTTCATATTTATTGTTATTTAAATCATAAGATCATATAATCTAACTTGTTTTAAATTGTAAGATTAACATATTTAAAACCAAACTTTGTAAACCGTTGATATTGGCACGTTTACAACATGCATATAATTAAAAAAAATATCGTATATGTTTATAAAAATGGTATAATGTAAATGAATGAGTGTAGTTGCATGGTTGAATGTTCAACCATTGCAGCTAAAAATAAACCCTATATTATATGGAGGAAATTTATTATGGCTTTAAGCAAAGAAAAACAATTACTGAAATGGGTCAAAAAGTTAAACCGTGCAAAAGTGGCTGAGGCCATCGACACAGACCAGGATTATGACGACCTCAAAGAAGAATTTATGGACACCCTTGAGGAACTCGATGATAGTGGCAAGATTGATGATGTCGATGAAAATGTCGTCAAATTCTTCAATGCCCTTGTAGAAGAAGATGAGGGTGAGGAAGAAGGAGATGAGGATGACGAGGATGACGAGGATGACGAGGATGACGAGGAAGAAGAGGATGACGAGGAAGAAGAAGAGGATGACGAGGAAGAAGAAGAGGATGAGGAAGACGAATTCGCTGAAATGAGCCGTCTGGAAATGAAAAAATTCATCAAGGCCTCCAAAAACAAAAAGGTTAAGGCCATCAAGGTGTTTAAAAGCACTAGTGATGATGATCTCCGTGAAGCTATTCGTGAGGCGTCTGGCACCAAAAAGGCTGCTCCTGCTAAAAAAGCTACCACCAAGAAAGCCACCGCAAAGAAAACCACCACCGCAAAAAAGAAGGGTTCATCTGAAGATGGGACTACCCTCCATGATCTAGTGGCAAAATCCCTGACCAAACACAAAGGAAAATCAATTACCTTTCTCAAAATCAGGGATGAAGTGGTAGCAGAGCGCAAAAAGCATGGATTGTCTGCAACACCTAGCATGGCTCGTCTGTATGTCAAAATCATCTGTTCCTCACTAATAACTCTTGGATTTGCTGCTGGTGATGAAACTTCCATCAAGTTGAAAAAGTAGATTCACTAAATTAAAACGAATGTATCACAGGACAAAATGTCGAAACGTCATAGGGGTGTCAAAATTCACCCCTATGACGTTTTTTTTGACATATTCATAATCCCCTATTGTTTTTAGTTTAAACCCCGTCCTGTGGCCGTTTAAACCCGTTTAAACAACATAAAAAGGATTGATTATGTCATTATTAACACGTAAAAAAAAACTCAATATCCTATTAGTTGAACCTCCGTACAGGGTCAGCTATTTACCCACCGGACTTCAAAGAATAGCCACCTACCATTTAAAACGCAATGATAATATAACCTTTATCAATAGCCACCCAAAACAGCACTTCTCCAAAATTAACACACCAGATCACTTTGATAAAATCTATATAACATCTGTTTTCACATTTGACGGTGACATAGTTGTTAATGTGACAAAATACTTGAAAAGGTTATTTCCAAAAACCAAGATAGTGGTTGGTGGGATATTCGTCACACTAATGCCTGATTATTTTGAAAAACAAACAGGTATAAAGCCTTGGATCGGTATACACCCAAAATTTGAAAACCAGGTGCCTGATTATTCCATGTTCCCCAAAACGTCTCAAGTTCTAGCCACTACCACAAGGGGCTGCATTCGTAACTGCGAGTTTTGTGGTGTCAGGTTATTTGAACCAAAATTTATGGTTAAACCAGAATGGGAAAAACAAGTCTATGCTGGATATGAAACAGGTGCTAGGCACATATGCTTTGGAGATAATAATTTTATAGCTAATGCATGGTCACATAAAAAAAGGGTTATTAACCTTGTCAAATCACTTGACAAGGTGACTGTTGATTTTAACCAGGGTCTTGATTGTAGGATATTTCGTGAACGTGATGCAAAACTGTTAAGCCAAATAAATATACCTACCTTGCGATTTGCTTTTGATGGTATGCATGAAGATGGATACTTTCAAAAGGCTGTTAAATTAGCCCAAAAATATAAGACAGGCAAAGTTATAACGTCTTTTGTTTTGTATAACTTTAATGATACACCTGAAGATGTATGGTATCGGCTGAATGAAATTCTTAAATCGAAAACACATGCCTTTGGTATGAGATATGTGCCACTAGATGCATTGAATAGGTCGTCATATGTTGGAAAACATTGGACTAGAAAAACACTTAAAAATTTCATTAGGTTGTTATCATTATGGACAGGTGGCAGTGGTACACTATCTTTTCGAGCAAATAGAGAAGATGATTTTGCACGTATAGGCAGGACAGCAGAAGAATTTGTTGAAAAAATAAATAGTGATGATGTTAATCAAACTTATTATGCCAAAGTGAGGCATTCAAAAAGAGCATTAAGAACAGGTCTTGGTTTAATAGATAAAACAGATATGAAGCTATATAAACCCAAAGTTATTAAAAAGAAAATCTCAAGTGAACCAGGAATAAAAATCAAGAAGTATAGATAAACACATAACAAGGGAGAAATTAAAATGGAAATTAAAACGAGTTTATTAATCGAGGCATTAAACACAATTAAAAGTGTCAGCAGTGACAACCTCACTGCTGAAGAGGATAATTTGGTTATCTTTGCATTTGGCCAAGTTATTGCTCAGAATGAACAATGCTACATATCAACATTGTTTGACCATGAGCTAGAAGAATGCACCCTGCCATACAACAAATTGTTCACCCTATTATCAGCCTTCAAACCAGATAGAAACCTGTCATTAAAAATGGAGAACCAAAACATTAGATTGGAGTTTGAAAAGGACAGAAAAAAATCAAACACAAAACTTGCTGCTTACACCAATAAAGAGTTTGACTATATTGATCCACCTAATACAGGATGGAAAGAAGTTCCCACTGAATTTGTTAACGCTCTTAAAAAAAGTAAAGTGTCACTACCGACTGAATCACTTAGGTCTATACTTACCAGCTATGGGGTCAAAAATAACAAGGTCACCACCTCTGACGACTTCAGGGCAAGTGAATTTGAAATGAGTACAGGGTTTAACAATGAGTTTGCTTTATCAGGCAAATTAGGCCAACTCATTATTGAGAACCACCTCTCAAAATACATTGTAGATGGCAATATTATTTCTTTTAAAAATGACAATGTATTTGTTACAGCACCTTTAAGTATAGAGACTTATCCTGAATTAAATAGTGAGATATTCTCTTTTAAAAATAGTATCAAATTGATTACACAAGATTTTATCAAAGCACTTGATAGATCTGTCTTATTTGCTGAAGGACTATCAAATATTGACTATGCTGTATCATTTAATATTAATGGAAAACATCTTGAAATAAATGCAGCTAATAAATATGGTAAGAATAAAGAAGTTATTGAACTAATTTTTTCAAATTCTGCTGATAAAAACTTATCAATAAACCCTGTTTATCTGTCTCAAATACTAAAAATGCTTTCGGGTAAAGATGTTGAGGTTGGAATTACAGAAGAAAACAACCTTGTCTTTAATGAGAATGGATTTAACCATTTGATTGCTTCTTATGTAGAATAGAGAAAGGAATCTGTTATGCCGTCTTTAGATAAAAAATATAGACCCACTTCATTTAGAACTTTTATCGGTAACAGAACATTAATTGCCAGATTAAAAGAACTTTTAAATGACAAAGAATCTTTCCCTTCCGCCATGTTGTTTCAGGGCGAGAGGGGTTGCGGGAAGACAACTCTTGCAAGAATTGTAGCTAAACAACTTGATATTACCAATATAGTAGAACTCAACCTTGGCAACTTAAGAGGCATAGATAATGCAAGGTCGATTGAGGAGAACACCAAATACTTATCAATAGATGGTGGTGGTAAAGTAATTATCATCGACGAGTCTCATCGCGGAACTGTGGATTTTTGGAGCTCGATGCTTAAAGTTTTAGAAGAGCCACCTCCCAATATTCACTTTATTTTATGTACTACAAACCCGGAAAAATTAATAAACACAGTTGTGTCGAGAACTAAACCTCCTTTTCAAGTAGGTAGACTTCATCTTGATGAAATGAAACTACTTATAAAAAAAATAGCAAGGAAAGAAAAGATTGCTATTACCAATTCAGTACTCAGAAGCATAACATCATCAGCAGAAGGTATTCCGAGAGATGCATTACTCATATTGAACAGTATTAAGAATATTGATGATCCCATAACCATGATAAAATTTATAAAGGATGGTAGTTGGGATGAAAAAAATAAAGAAATAAATGAATTGTCAAATTCTCTTCTTAAAGGTGTTGGTCATAAACAAATTATGACGATGGTTAGAAAAATGGATCAAGACCCTGAACATATTAGAAGAGGAGTCTTAAATTATATGAGTAAGGTATTACTAAACAATGACAATGAACGAGCTGCAATGATCATGGAATGCTTCATTGACAATCTTTATAACACTGGCAAGGCTGGATTAATATATGCTATCTATTCATCCATTAAAGGGGGGTAACTCATGGTTAAATTAAAAAGGAGAAAGAAGGATCAATACAACTAGAAAGATGAATTTATAAACTGGCATTCTCGTAGCACAAATATAAAGTTACGCAAAGTTAAAAGCTATGTTTATGAATATGAATTTGAACTATCTATAACCCACAACGGATATCAATGAAGTACTATCCGTTTCAATAAAGAAGAAGGTTTTGAAATCCGTAAATTAATGGATAAACATTTTCGACTAGATATATGGAAAAAGGAGGGTTAAAATGGATGATTTGCTAAAATTTGTAGATATTATATTCTGGCCTGTTACCATCTATTGTATCGTGATTGAAATTATGCGTCCTTTTAAATTAATAGCTGAAAAAATTATAAGAGATACATTAATGTCCTAGTTGAGTTGAAATGTAGGGAGCAAAATGAGGTATCCATATAAATGCACTAGGTGTGGCTATTGCTGCTTATCAACTCCATGCCCTATTATTAAGTTTTTAATTCCAGATGTAGAACAATGCCCTTTCTTCGACCTTGATAGAGAAGGTGTTGCATACTGCCATTTGGTATACTTAGGAGTAGTCCCCAAAGGGGATGGGTGCTGTATCAAGGCAAGATGTTTTAGAGGCAATGATGTTTATGATTTTGCAGCATTACCACCTGAAATAAAAAGAGACTTAGCACTAAACCTAAAAAGGAGGAATAATGAACAAAACAAGAACCAAATGGATCAGAAAACTTTTCAAGGATAAAGATTCAAACCTATTATTATCAGTCCATGAAATTGTAAAAAGATCAAAAGTTAGAAGACAACCTTTTAGAGTCGCTAAATCTATGTGGTGCAGAAATGATCCAGCAACAAAAACCTGGGGCAAGTAAATTCTCAAAAACAAACTATCACGAGGCCATTAATTTTGCACTCAACTATCCACCTGATTTTGATTTAATTAGATACCATGAAGAAAAGGATGTTTTCATTGTAAGTGTCTTTGATGAAGGTTGGTACAATGTCAACTTGACAGGATCTTTTGTAAGAGCTTGCTTAAAATGGAAAGGAGTAAGAAAATGGAAAACAAACGAATAGTGATTGACACAGAAGAAAAATTAAATCAATTAGGCGAATACTGTTATAAATTTTATAAACTAGGATATAAACGTGCTATTAAAGATTTAAATAACACTAGTCATATGTTTGACTTTGAGAAACATGATTCATTTATGAAATACTTCAAAGAACTATCAAAGGGATTGTTATGAATAATTCAGACTTCTGCCATCTACACAACCATACAGAATTCAGCTTTCTCGACGGATTTGGTACACCTGAAAACTATGCCAAAAAAGCAGTAAGACTTGGGTTTAAATATCTTGCTTGTACAGATCATGGAAGTATAGATGGACTAATCAAATTTCAGGTGGCCTGTGAAAAACATAACATCATACCTATTCTCGGTTGTGAGAGTTACATTACTCCTGAGGTAAACAAAGAAAGAAAAAATGGTCATATAATACTACTTGTTAAAAATCGTACTGGGTTTAGGAACCTCACCAAAATGCTATCTTTTGCTAATAGTGAAGGTTTCTATTACAAACCAAGAATTACCTATGACATATTATTGAATCATACTCGAGGATTAGTTATATCTACAGCTTGTGTGCAAAGCTTCATCAATATGCCTGGAGGTCAAGATTTGTTTCAAAACTTATATGACCTCATTGGTAATGACCTGTACTGTGAGATACAGGCTAACAAATTAAATATCCAAAAAGTTCATAATAATAAGATAATGTCATTAGCAGAATACTTCAAACTAAAAGTAATTGCAACCAACGATTCTCACTATATTAATGCTTCGGATTGGAAAGCCCAGGAAATGTTACTGGCCATTCAAAGAAAAGCGTTGTGGGATGACCCCAAACGCTTTAAATTCACTATTAAAGGGCTACATTTAAAAAGTGTCAACCAAATGAAAAAAGCCATGCAGTTGTACAACTGCTGGCACCCTAAATATCTATCTAATACTATTGATGTAGCTGAAAAATGTTGTAATTTCAAAATAAAAAAGAGGAAGATCAAATTACCAAAAGTTGGAGATTTAAGTATAAAACAAGAATCACAAGTTTTATGGTTTGAGTGTAAGAAGGGTTTTCAGCAAAGATTCGGTGAACAAATGGAAGACGGCTCAATATATGACAAGCGTTTTCAAAAGGAGTTCGACCTCATTAAGAAAAAGAACTTCATTCGCTATTTCCTTATAGTATATGAATTAGTAACATGGTGTAAAGAAAATGAAATTCTTATTGGGCCTAGAGGTTCTGTTTGTAGTAGCCTTATTGCCTTTCTATTAGGTATAACAGGAATTGATCCAATAAAACATGATTTGTTGTTTAGCCGCTTTATTAGTGAAGATAGGATTGACTATCCTGATATTGACATTGACTTTGAAAACAGTAAACGTCATTTGGTAAAGGAGCATCTTGAGGAAGTTTATGGCATAGGTCGTATTGCAAATGTTAGTAGTTTTAGTAGATTAAAGTCAAGAGCTGCTGTTAGTGATATTGCAAGGACTTTTGGCATCCCACCAGGTGAGGTAAATAGATTCACAAAATTGATAGACTATAAAACAGAAGATGGGCTAACTGATGCTATTGAGCAAAATGAAGAAGGTAGGGAGTTCAAAAGCAGACATCCACAAGTTGTCAGGCTAGCTAGAAAACTTGAAGGACAGGTACGAAATCGCTCTCAACATGCTGCTGCTATTATTATATCCCAAAAACCTTTAAAAAGTTCTGGTCAATGTGTAATTATAGAAAAGGAAGATGTTACTCTAACAAACTGGGAAAAAGATGATGCTGAATACATGGGGTTGATGAAACTTGATGCACTTGGTCTTAAATTTTTAAGCATACTATCTGAAGCAAGAAGACTTGTCAAAGAAAATTACAATACTGAAATTGATTTTGAAAAGATACCTCTTGATGATAAAAAAATATTTAAGTTTCTTAGTGATCCAAATAATCTCTTAGGAATATTTCAACTTTCTGGATATGCTAATCGTGCTCAAATTACACAAACAGGAATTAAAGAATTTAATGATATAGCTATAACCACCTCACTTGCTCGCCCTGGCCCTTTGGCGTCAGGTATGACTCATGAGTATAACACACGGAAAAGAGTTGGTAGATGGACACTAGGACACCCCATATATGAAAAAATAACAAAGGATACATTAGGGGTCGTCGTGTTTCAGGAACAAGTAATGAAGATAATTAGTGAGATGGCAGGGCTACCTGAAAGCACTGCTGATAAAATAAGAAAAGTGATTGGTAAAAAAAGAGATGTTAAAGAGTTTGAACCATATAGAAAGCAATTTATATCTGGTTGTCGAAAAACCAAAACATTTTCTAGGAGTGAGGCAAAAGAATTTTGGAATGGCTTATTAGAATGGAGTTCTTATGGATTTGGAAAAGGTCACGCTGTGGGTTATTCAGTAGTTGCATATTGGTGTGCCTATCTTAAATACTATTATCCCACTGAATTTATTTGTGCATCATTAACTTTTGAGCCAGACAACAAAACAAAAGAAACAGTTGAAGAAGCATACAAGCTTGGCCTTTCAATTATACTTCCAAGAATTAGTAGTCCCTATACCCACCTCACAGACTGGGTAGCTAAAGACAAAAAATTATATATTCCATATACCAAAATTAAAGGTATAGGTAAATCTAAAGCAAAACAAATTACTAATGTTAGTAATGCTAAAACCAACTTCTATCAAACTGAACGACAAGTAACACCCCATAAAGGAGCTTTGGGGAACCTCCTTACAGAGATACAAGCATACAGGTCAGAAGATAAGATTCAAGAAGTAACCCCTGAAATGACAAAATACTTTGATTTTAGAATAGTATCTAATCCTAAAAACCAGTATGCAAACCTATACAACTTATTTAACCGCAAGCTAACTAGCAGAAAACTTGACCCCGCTTTATGTGGTGATTTAAAAGTGTTGAAGTTAATAAATAAAAAAATAGTTAAGGTAAGAAGGTTCAAAGGATACGATAAAGACCTCTCAATGTGTTTAGCATGTGATTTGATAAACGAATGTACTGCACCTGTGCCTCCATCACAAGGTAGATACAATATAATGATTATTGGACAAGATCCCGGTTATGATGAAGACAAAGATGGTATCGGGTTTATTGGTGCATCAGGAAAACAACTATGGTCAAACATATCTTATAATAGGTCACTATTTCACATAACTAATATCAATAAATGCTACCCTTCAAAATCAAGAAAATCAAGTAACAAGCAAATAAAACTATGTTCATCCTGGCTTAAGCAGGAATTAGAATCAGTAAAGCCAATCCTTATACTTGCCCTTGGCAATTCTCCACTATATTACTTTACAGGAAAAACTGGTGGTATAACAGAACTCAGTGGATCAACTACATGGAATGAGAGATATAGTTGTTGGATTTGTTGGTCTATGCATCCGGCATCTATACTCCACAATGCTAATAATAAACCAGCTTATATAAGAGGCATTAAGAACTTTAAAAAGACCTTTGCCATGCTTAAAACAATGAAAAAAATGGTATAATTATATATAATAAATACTGAAAAAAACGGATATATAAAATGGATCAAATACTTACATTTAAATTTCTAATGCTTGCCTTTATTGCAATTATATTTATATATATTGCAATAAGACTAGTAGGATATGCTTTTGCACGTTCATGGTTTGATGTGAAACTAAACCATGAACTCAAACAAAATGGCTTTCATAAAACTAAACAACCAGACAAACAAAAAGGAGGAAAAGAAAATGGCCAGAAGAAAATCAACTAAGAAGCGTAGGTTTCAGGCAGATGAACTGATGACTCGTATGCGCGCGAGTAAGGCGTCTATGCGAGGATCAAAAACGATTATTGACATGGAAAAGGTAGGTGACACTCAAGTATGGCAGCCTAAAAATGGAGATCACACTATTGATGTTATTCCATACTTTGCAGGTGATAATGATCCAAATGTTAAAAAAGGTGAGACTACTTATCTTTTTCCATACTCTCAACATCCCCGAATTGGAGCCGCTGAGGAACAAGTTCTATGCCTTGCCGCTACATTTGGTGATCCTTGCCCCATTTGTGAAGATCGTATGAAATTAAGGGAACAAGGCCAAGATAAGGAAGTTTGGAAACCCCTATTTCCAAAAGATAGGGCAATATACAATATCGTATGTTATGATCAAGGTGAAGAAAAGAAAGGTGTTCAGATATGGGATGTTGCAAGATATTATTTTGAAAATCCTGTATTGAAACTTGCTATGAGAAAGGGCAGAGGTGGAAAATCAAAAACAGGCACCAATTTTCTCGACCCTAAAAATGGTAAAAGTGTTGTTTTTGAAATTGAACCAGCAAAATCAAAAGATGACTTCCCAAAATATGAAGGTGTTGCCTTTGAAGAAAGAGACTATGAAATTGAAGATGATATACTAGATCAAGCAGTTGCACTTGATCAAATTGTAAAAGTATTATCATACGATGAGATCTCGGAACTATATTTTGGTGGCAAAGTTGAACCCAAAAGTGAAAGGAGAAAATCCAAAGGTTCTGATGAAGATGAAGATGAAGATGAAGAATTATCTACTGATGAACTTATGGAACAACTTGAGGAATGTGAAGATCTGGATGACCTTGATGAGTTTATTGACGAAAATGATTTTGATGTTGAGATTACCCAAAAGTCCCGCTTCCCTAAAGTTAAACGGCAACTAAAAAAACTCATTATAGAAATGGAAATGGATGAAGATGAGGAGAATGAAGATGATGAAGAAGAAGAGGAGCAGGATTATACCTGGGGTCGAATTAAGAAAATGACAAAAAGAAAACTCAAGATAGTTATTGATGAAGAAGACTTAGATGTTGATCCTGACGAAGCCGAAGATACTGATGAGTTAAGAGAAATGGTAGCTGATGAACTGGACATTAAATATTAACTAGTTTGGTTAAGTTTGGGAGCCTCCTTTCCCTCATCCCCCCAGATGAGGTTTTAATCCCAACCTAACCATGAGGAAAGGGGTGTTAAAGACTAATCCTCCGACTCACCCCTTTCCTCAAAACTTTATAATTTGGCTTGTGGAGACAAGAGGGTGGAATCAAAATCCATACGGCAAGTAAGAGCTTCGATATGGTATAGCCGGATTGACATGAGGGCGGTGCCGGTGAGTCTCCACGAGTCATTATTCAAACCTTAAAAACTTAGGATATTAAAATTATGTCTAACAAAATGACAAAAGAAGAGCATATCGAAACTCATAAAAAATTACACAAAAGCCTTGATGAACTGGTGGCAGATTTTATATCCCATACTGAAAAAATTCCGTCTAAGACCACAATATTAGAATTATTGGAATGGTCATATAAACAAACTATTGATCCAACTAATCTAAAACTCATTTTATAAACTTATTCGTTAAAACATTCAATAAAGGATAAAATCATGTCAGTAATGGGTATTAAAACTTTTTCATCAGATAACAAGGATGAATTTGATGAAATAGTAAATAAGTACTTATCAGAAAAAGAGAATTTGATTCTTCATGATCATACAAAATTTGAAATAACTACACAATACAAGGAACATTATAACGGACACTATTTTATTCCAGTTTTAAAAACATTTTATTCAGTAATTTTTTATGGAGAACTAGCATGAAAAAATGGTTTTATGAATATAATAATGCATCATTTAAAGATGCCAATATACAACGACCAAAATCTGTCTATTCTAAATGGCTTAAAGTATATAATGAGGAACAAAAATGATAATTTCATTTACAGATAAATATTCATTCCTTTCTAATTTTTATAATTCACCTATCATATGGTCGAATGAAAAATATCCTACTGTAGAACATGCATTTCAAGCAGCTAAATGTCTATGTTTCTACAATAATGATTCAGTCCAAATCAGACTGGCCTCATCACCTGGAAAGGCTAAAAGACTTGGCCGTAAATGTGATTTACGGACTGACTGGAATCTAGTGAAGATCACTTTTATGACTACCTTTATTCAATTAAAATTCAAAGACAATACCCTACTAGCTAAAAAACTTCGTCAAACAAAACCTCATTTTATTTGTGAAGGCAACTATTGGCATGACAACTTTTGGGGTGATTGTATCTGTCCTAAATGCAATATCAGCCAAGGCCATAATCATTTAGGACAGATATTAATGAAGACTAGAGATCTACTAATAGGAATATGATGATTGATTCAGAATTTTGTGAACGATGCAAACGGCCATACACAATAAAAGGTGCCTTATACTGTGATTCATGCTTAAAAGATATGGGATTCTGTGGACGTTTCATAGAGATACCACCACAAATAAAATTCTTAGCTGAATCAATTATTTCAAATAAAAGAGTCCTGTTTTTACATTCTAGGAAATATGGTAAAACTTATGCTTTAAAATTGGTTAAGGAATACTATGAAAATAAAAAGAAGAAAACCTAAAAAGGTCACTGTCAAACGAAGGAAGGTAACCACCAAACAAAAATCTACCCCAACTGTTGAGTTTATTAGTAGTGGTAGTACCCCTCTCAATTTATCTTTATCAGGCAAAGGGCCAAAAGGTGGATGGGCTAGAGCAAGAATTGGAAACATAGTAGGTGGTAGATCTGCTGGTAAAACTGCTGTTGCTCTAGAGTGTGCCTTTTGGTATTATAAAAACATTAATAAAATTAAGAGTGTTATATTCCCACCTGTAGATGAATTTACTATCGTCTATAATAATGCAGAAGCCTCTATGGATTTTGATATACCTAAAATGTATGGCCCAAAATTTAATGACAAAGTACATTGGGTTAGATCACCAAATGTGGAACACTTTGGCCGTGACTATTTTAGACATGTAGATAATCTTGAACCAGGTCATAGTTTATTATATATCCTTGATACCCTTGACTTTCTAAGGTCTAAAGATTCCTTAGAGCGTTTTGCTGAAAGTGTTAAAAAAGATGATTCAGAAAAAGGATCATATGATCTCAGCAAACAAAAATATCTATCAAGTTTCTTTGCAGTTACAAGTAAATTCCTAGATGAAAATAAAAAGGATGCTACACTTATGATCCTTAGTCAAATACGAGATAAAATAGGGGTTGTTTTTGGCAAGAAACAAATGCGGACTGGTGGTCGCGCCTTTGACCATGCAGTACATCAAGAATTATGGATTAAAGAAAAACAAAAACTAAGAGCTACTAAAAAGGGTGAGGAAAGGGTATATGGTATTGATGTTGCTTGCCGAGTTGAAAAGAACAAGTGTGCTAAACCTTTTAGGGAGTGCAATTTTCAAATACTATATGATTATGGTATTGATAATTTAAGTTCAATGATCAATTATTTATGGGGTAAGAAACAAATTAATTTTGATGGTCAAACCTTTAAAACTAAAAAACCGTTCATCAAATATATAGAGGACAATAATTATGAACGTCTTATTGAGGAGAAAACAGAACAAAAGTGGCATGAGATCGAACACGCTTTTGAGGCGGAGGTCGAATCCAGAAATAGACGCTGGTAAACCTCCCACTCTTATCTTTGACGCCACTGCTCTTGCTTATAATGCTTTTTATTCAATAGGCACAACACTTAGTTATAATGGCAAACCTACTGGGGTAATTTATGGTTTTCTAAAAAAAGTATTGCAATTAGCACTAAAGTTTAAAACAAATGACATGGTATTCTGTTGGGACGCAGGATATAGTTGGCGTGAGGTAAACTACCCTTATTATAAACAAGATAGAAAAGCCAAAAAAGAAAATGCTTCACCTGAAGATAAGGAAATGTTTGATCAATTATTATTTCAGCAATTACAGCTAAATCATTCTATACTTCCTCGTATGGGGCTAAAGAACTCCTTCTGCTTTGCCAAATATGAAGGTGATGATCTTATAGGTGAGTTAGTTAAAGAGTATTTTAAAGACAGAAAAAAAATAGTTGTTACCAGTGACAATGATATGTATCAACTATTAGATATAGCTGACATTTACTTATTACATAAAAAGAAAATCTTTACTCATAAAATGTTTCAAGAAGAATATGGCATACATGCAGATCAATGGCCTTTAGCTAAAGCAATAGGTGGCTGTTCTGGTGATGGTATTATTGGAGTTCAAGGTGTTAGTGACCCTAAGAACCCTAAAAGTAATGCTTTAAAATATATTAAAGGTGAGTTGGTTAAAGGCACAATATATGACAGAATTAAAAGAGAAAAGCATGGGGTTATAGAAACCAACCTACCTTTAGTCACTATACCTTATATGAAAAGTGAAATGCCCAAAATGACAATTAAAAAGAACAGAGTCACTCGGAAAAGACTAATAAGGCAATTTGATAAATTTAGGTTTATTAGTTTCTTGGAAAATGAAACTTTTAATAAGTGGGAAAAAGTATTTAATTTGTAAAGGAGAACAAAATGACAAAAGAAGAATTAGAAGACTTGGTTTTAAATGAGTATAACAAATTAAATGTGGAAAGTGCCAGACGCCAAATGCAATACTTACCATCAAACCAAATTAAAGCTCTTATTAATATCATAGCACCACTACTGAAAGACATTAGAGAGCTTAAAGAACTTATTCACAGAGGGTACTAATTATGCCTGAAATAAAAGAACCTAAAAAGTCAGAATGGCAATCATTACAAGATCTGTTAAAACAGATAATTGATGCGTCTATGTCTGCTCGTGACATCTTAAAGGTACATGATGAAATGATTAACCTACAAAATCAAATGATCCATGCATCAACTCAATCACTTAAAGAGTTAACAGAAAGAATCGAGGCACTAGAAGAAATATCACATGAAAGGAGATAACTATGGATACAGGACATGGTAATTTTGAACGCTTTGAAGAAATAGAAAATGATTTAGAAGAACTCAAACAAAAATACCCTAAACATGGTGGTGTATTTAAAGTCGGTGAGAAAATTACTATAAGAAATAGTATATTCAAAATTAAGTCCATCAAACCTAAAGAGTTAAGATTAAAACTCATAAGGAAGGTAAATCCATGACAACACAAAATAACAGAATAGAACACATACTTCAGTTTATGGAGTATGATATATTAACAGATAATGAGCATGACTGGGTTGTTAAATTTGAAGATAAATTTACAAAATATAGAAAACTTTCAGAAAGAGAGATGGAGATTTTAGAAAATATCTTTAAAAACGCCGCTGAAAGGGTATAAAAATGAATAACTATGAATATAATCGTG